TTTGCGCCTATTGCACCCCATACCATATCGTATATTCCTTATTGTTATATTCGTTCATCATTAGACAGCCACCCATGCCGTACCGGTGTAGACGTAAAGCCCGTCACCAGACCCTGGGTTCCACGGTGATACCGCGTATCTAACCATTCCTTTGATTGGGTTTTCGGGTGGGTCTTCGGCTACTTGGATCGCTGCTTGGGTAAGTGTACCGATAGCAATTTCAATACGTTGTAGCTCATCTTGAAAGTAGCGTCTGATGCCTTCATCGAGAACTGGATACTGTGTTCGAGTGTAGGGTTTGACTAGGACATTGGTTTTATCACTGAGAGCCATTACTAACGCCTCCCAGTTGCTGTGACTTCCAAATCGAATTTGGATAATTCAAAGTCTTTATTGTCAGTAAAGGACACCTTGTAGCTGAGATAACGACCAGCTGCCCGGCTATCAATCTTGTGGTCAGTTGCCATATCAAAGACTTGGCTGGAACTATAAGCCGGTGTCGATTTTGGTATGTCAGACGCTCCAAACTGAAAGGTCAGAGTAGTATCAGCCGTGTTCACGGTATCTGCTTGCGGGTATATCCGCGTACAGACGACATACTGATTAGCACCTAGCCCAGCCTCATCGAGGTCAATACCAGTCCGTTCTAATAGAACCGGCTTGGTGGCTTCGGTATCTAGCTGGAAAGCAATCTTACCTTCGTCCGACAAATCCAAGCCATATAGCTTGTCGCTAGTAAGACCATCAGCTGTCAGGGTTTCACCGACCATCAGGGAATGCTTATCGAAGCTATCAGACTGCTGATAATATGTTCCACCTGTTAAGGCATATGTGGTGGTACTGGTTGCGTAGGTGGCAACAGAATCGACATTCGCAACTGCCCCTGCGCTGACATTTGGTAAGTCCATGAAGGACCAAGTGTCATTTCTGTAGTTATAGACAGCTGCCCGATTACAACGGTCAGCGTTAGGAAATGCGACATACTGATCGCCTGACTGATAGCAGAACATAACCTCGTTCAAAGTTGGGTTGTGGTGGACGAAACAGACATCTGCTGCTTGGTTGTTAAGGCTTCCAAATATGAAATCTTTGGTTCGCTCATCGCAGATACTTTGCTTTGATGTGCCATCGTGGACATAGATGTCGAATGGCCCGAAGCAGAAATGCTTGCCCTCGATCTGCACTACACAGTTTTGGGACATAATACCGGCGTCTACGAACAGCTGACGGAAATTGAAGATAAAAGTTCCACCGACAAATTCCATCAACCAAACTTGGTCATTTGAGTAGATGATGAAGTTTGAGCCTAAAGGCGCACCATCCAGAATCTCAGTCTTGATTTGGACTAAATCGTTGAATCCACTAGATTTGGTTGTATCAAATTCTGACCAGCTGTCTGGGACGTTGTTTGCAGTCGTAATGTTTGACCATCGACCTCGAACTGGGAAGCTGGTAGCACCTTCACTCATGTTCAGACCAAGCAGGAAGTCACCAAAGCTACGAAGTGAGTTACAACGCCACGCACTATTCCAATTAGGTAGATCAGCGAAGTTCGTACCCGCTGGCCCACGGTACACCGGAACGTGGTCTGGACGGTTGATGTAGGTGACGTTGGCTAGACTTGTGCCAGTGTAAGGGCGTGGGTCGGTTGAACCTGTGATGGAACCAGAACGATTGCTGACAGTTCCGTTGCTGTATTCTCCTAAGTACCAATCGTCTGAGACAACAAGTGTAGAATCAAAGTTGTTAGACGGTACAATACCGTAAGCAAACCGTGGGCTGTAGCCTATGTTGTCCTTGATGTTACGAAAGATTGGAGACCGACTTACCTTGCCTTCATCGAACCGTACATTGATGCCGGTTGAATAGGCATTGAGGGGTAGGTTGTAAGGTGCGACATCAGTGATGACACCTACGGAGCCTAAGTCCTTGATTGGGAGCATAGCCATATAAGGTTCTCCCTTTTCTAAATAGGTAGGCTGCTATAAGCCGGTATCTCTTGGTTATTGTCGGTGAGCCATTGGTGAACTGGGATCAACGCTGGGTTGCCCTCGTAATTCATGACCACCTCATATGGTTCATTCTGGTTCTCAGCGGTCTTGTTGATTTCAAAAAGGGCTACGGTGTCGTCAGTGTCCATGACTAGATTGACTGTCTGGATTTCCATTAGTTTGTCCTCACGATGCCTTGTAAAGCCGCCTGACCGAAGGTGTAGCCTGT